GCTGCTGCAGCTGCCTGGGGCGGTATATCGGCGGGTGGTCCGGAAGGCGACGGACTTGGCGATGACGCCGGTCGTGCACGACGTGAAGGTGTACGCGAAGGAAATCAAGCAGACGGGGTTGCTGGAGCAGAGTTTCGGGAAGAAGACGAAGACCTACGCCCGCGCCGGCGTGGTGGTAACGGTGGTGGGGCCGCGGAAAGGGTTCAAGAAGAAGTTCACGATCAAACGCACGATCAACGGGAAAGAGGTGCTTTACGAAGAGTACCGGAACCCGGTGAGCTATGCGCACCTGGTGGAAAAGGGCACGGAGCCGCACAGCCTGGGCTCCGGCACGGAGGGCCGCAAAGGCATTGACAAGGGGGGTGGTCATCACCCGGGGGCCAAGGCCAATCCCATTTTGCAGCGGGCGTTCTGGCGTAACCAGCGGGTGATTCTCGGGATTTACCGGGCTGAACTGGCGGAAGGGGTGGAGCGCGTGGCCACGGAGATGGCCGTGAAATGATGCTCGAGCTTGACGACGCGGCGGTTTCGTTGCTGTTGCGCGACGGGGTACTGGCGGAGTCGATGAGCGACCGCTGGTCGTCGTGCCAGGCGGAGCAGGACAGTCGCACTCCGTACGGCGTGGTGGAGTGCACGGACCAGTACCCGCAGCACCATATGAATGGCCGGAGCGGCTTGGTGTACGGGCTGTTGGAAGTGTCTGTGTATTCGGGTGACAAGAAGCAGGCCCAGGACCTGGCGTCGCAGGCGCGGCGAGTTTTGTACAAGGCGCCGGGTGTTGTGGAGAGCGGTGGACGGAGCCTAACGATCCAATCGGTGCTGCGCAAGGACGGGCACGTGGTGGCGGAGGTTCCTGTGGGTGGTAAGCGTGCCGGCATCTGGAAGGCCTGGGCGCTCTACACGGTGGCGTACGAGGAAGAGACGGAATAGGAGGAAGGACCATGAGCGCGACGGGTGTCGACGGAACCGGGTTTACGCTCACGATGGCGGGCTTCACGCACGAGATCATCGACGTGGACGGTCCGAACGTGTCGGCGAAGGTGATCGAGGCGAACACCATGAGCACCCAAGAATGGGTTGAGAAGATCATCGCGAAGCTGAAAGACGCCGGAGAGGTGAACCTTACGATTGAGACCGGGTCCACCATGCCGCCGTTTGGGACGTTTTTGCCAACTCGCATGGCGTACGCAGGCGGCCTGATCTGCTCAGGGTCGATGGGAATCACGACTTGGAAGCCCGGCGCGAAGATCGGCGAGGTGGAGACGTCAAACGTCACGCTGACAGTCACCGGACCGCTAGTGGTGGGGGCCTAAACAAAGGGAATTTGCGTCCGCTTGGGCGCAGGTTTTTTCGGAGAGTACGGCATGGCTTTGAGCAGGGAACAGATTCTTTCGAACACGCGCGTGAAGACTGAGAAGATCGACGTTCCGGAATTGGGCGGGGAGGTGTTTCTCCGCGTGATGACGGGGACGGAGCGCGACGAGTTCGACAAGCTTGGCTACGACCCGAGCACGGGGAAGGCCAACGGCTACAACGTAACGAATTACCGGGCGTGCTACGCGAGCTACGTCATCGCGAAGGACGAGAACGGCGAGCGCATGTTCGGCCCGCAGGACGTTCCGGCGCTGGGTCAGCTTCCGGGTTCGGCCCTCGAGCGCATTCTGGGCGCCGGGATGGTGTTGAACGGGATGAGCGGCGCTTCGCTGCAGGAGCTGGAAAAAAACTCCGAGGACGCCCCGAGCGACGGTCGAGCAGCTCCAGGCCTCGATGAGCTCGTTGGAGTTTTCGGAGTGGATGGCCTACGAGCAGATTGAGCCCTGGGGCGAGGAACGGGCGGACCTGCGGTCGGGCATTGTGGCGGCGACGATGGCGAACCTGTGGGGTTCGAAGCACAAGCGGTACAAGCCGAGCGACTTCATGGTGAAGACGGACACGGCACCCAGGGCAACGGGGGCGGAACTCGCGAAGCGCATGAAGACGTGGGCGCGGATGTACAACGAGTCCCGGGGCTTTAAGACGGAGGTCGGGAAGTAAATGGCCAACATTGCAAACCTGGCGGTGCAACTGACGGCGCATACGGGGACGTTCACGAACCGTATGCACGCGGCGCGCACGCCGGTGCGGCAATTGGCGTCGTCGGTTGAGAACGCCCATCGGACGATGTCGGGCTTCTTTGGGAAAGTGGCCGCCGCGGTGGGTGTCGGCAGCTTCACATACCTGATGAAGCACCAGGCGTCGGTCATTGAGCACCAGGGCAAGTTTGCGGAGCGGACGGGGCTTACGACGCGCGAGGTAGGGGCCTACACAATGGGGGCCCGTCTTGCCGGCATCGAAACCGAAACCTTTGAAAAGGGCATCGGCACGCTGGTTCGGAAGCTTGGGGAGCTGCGGTCCGGGCTGTCGGATGACTCGGTTGCGCTGCGGGCGATGGGATTCGACGTCAAGGCGTTGTCCGAGATGAGCACCGGTGATGCGCTGCGGGTGATATCGGAGCGCATTCGAGAGATACCGAATCCGACCGAGCGGGCGGCGATGGCGGTCCAGTTGTTTGGGAAGAGCGGCGCCAGCTTGTTACCGTTTTTGATGCAGGGCGAAGAGGGCCTGCGAGCGTTTGAGGCCCAGGCGCAGAAGCTTGGGTTATCGTTTTCGGCCGTCGACGCGCAAAAGGTGGAGCGGGCGAACACGGCGATGGCGATGGCCAAGATGTCCGTCGAGGGCATTGTCAACCAGGTCGTCATTCAGTTGGCGCCGGCGGTGGCTCAGGTTGCGGAGGACCTGGACAACTGGCTTATGGCGGGCGACGGGATCGGGTCCAAATTTCGAGGGATCCAGCCCGTATTCGATGTTTTGGCGAACACGAGCCGCGTAATTGAGTTGTCCTGGGCCCGCACGAAGGAAAGCACGCTTGGTTTTGCGGGGGATATTGCCGGCGGATTGGACCGGTCTGTTGGCATCGGAATGGCGCCCCTCACGATGTTGGGCATTGGCAACGGACCTCGTGAGGTCATTGGGACGTTCTTCAAGTCGTTTCAGGACGACGCGGCTGAGTCTCGTAAGAACTTCGAGGACCTGTGGAAGAAGCCGTGGCCCAGCGAGAGCATGCGCGAGTACTGGGGCGAAGTGGACCGTAAATCGTCAGAGGCGCGCGACAAGATAACCGCGGCCGCGGGGGTCAATGGGCCCAACGGCGAGCTTCTCGACGTCCGGGCGCTGGACGAGCTGCAGTCCAAAGCCGATGCGTGGCGGAAACGGACCGAGTCTCCGGAGGCGCGTTTTGCGGCCAAGAACCGCGAGATCATGGACCTGTACAAACGGGGCATGCTGACGGGCCCGGAGGCGGCGAAAAGCCAAAGGGCCGTTTTCGAGGACTGGAAAGACGAGAGCCCCGCGTGGAAAGCGCACGAGGAGCGTTTGCAGCGGGCTGGGGCGATTCTGGAGCGGATCCGCACGCCTCAGGAACAGTATGCGGCGTCTGCCAAGGAGCTGAACGGGCTTTTGAAGTCGGGAGCCTTGAACCAGGACCAGTACAACCGGGCCCTGGAGCAGGCCTACAGGGAGCTCGAGCAGACCGACAGCAAGATGGTGGAAGCGCGGCAGCACATGGAGTCGCTGCGGAACGCGGCGGAGAGCACGTTTGCGGATACGCGGACTCCGCTCGAGCAGTACACGAAGCGAATGGGCGAGCTCAACGAGCAGTTGAAGTCGGGGCTCATCAACCTGGACACGTTCCGTCGCGCGGAGCAGAAGGCGCGGGAGGACCTCGGGGGCGGCAAGGCGAAAGAAATCATGGACGGCCTCCGCGGACCGTGGGACGAGTATGGCGGAAAGCTCAAGGAGATTCGGGAATCGGCGGGCCTGGGGCTGATTGGCGCCGGCGACGCGCGGCGTGCGGCGGCGCAGGCCTACGAGCAGCTTCAACGCGACACGGGAGCGTCGGACGTCATCGAGCAGAACCTCACTCCGCTGGAGCGCTACAACCGCGAAATCGACAAGCTGAACGAATTGCGCCAGGAAGGGCTGCTGACGCAGGAGCAGTGGTCGAGGGCGGCGCGCCGGGCGGGTGAGTCGTTCAACCAAGCGGCAGGCGAGGCGGAAGGATACTGGAAAAGCGTCGAGGGCGGCCGGGACATCGTGCCGCAATTGACGGCGCTGAATTTGGCGGGGCCGGGGAGGAGCGGTGCTGGGCCCGGAAACGGGTTGCGTCCGCTTGGCTCGCCGATACCGATGGTGCAGATCCCCCAGGTGAACGTTCCGTTTACGCCGGGCAGCGTGGGCATGGAAAACGGCATGGCCACGTACGGAGGCGGGTCGGCGTTGGGCGGTCCGGACATTCCGGCCTTTGGCGGGGGTGGCGGGCAGGAACTGAACCCGCAGTTGTCGGCCATCGCGCAGTTGCTCGAGCAATTGCTGTACGAGACGCGGATCGGTCAGCAGCGGCTTGCAACGATAGGGGGGCTGCACTGATGGCGCGCATCCTGGAAGACACGCTGAGGACGTTGAACCTGGTGGAAGAGGAAAACGCGGTCCGTTCGATGACGCGAGAATTTCTGGTCACGGACCTTACCAGGGACGATTGGAGCGTGTTGGAGCTGGCGTTGTCGATAGCCGGGGTGCCGAAGTGCAATTCCAGCCCGGATGGATATGCGAACTTGAGGCTTAAGGGGCGCGTGGCGAATCTCGAGCCCGGGACGAACGACACGGTTCGCGTGCAGCTTTTGTACACGAGCTATGGCCAGGACGACATGAACTTCGCGTTGTCCGGCAAGACGCAGTTGGTGCAGGTCCAGACGCAGAGGGATCGGTTTGGTAACCCGATCGTGGTCGGGTATACCTTTCCCGACGACTACAAGTACGACAATACGCTGCGCGGGCAGTCGGTTGAAAACGTGGCTACCGTGACGGTGCCGATGCCGATGTTCACGTTATCTGGTAATGGGAACATTGCAACGAACCACCCGCTGGAGCTGTCGAGGTCGTGGTTGAACACCCTTAACAGCGACTTTTGGGCCGGCAGCGGCGCCGGAACGTGGTGCTGCACGAAGTTTGACTACAGCCCCCTACAAATGAACCCGCTGGATTTGCAGAACCCCAGCAGACCTCCGCTGTTCAAGTTTCAGGTTGAGTTTACGCTGAATCCGGTTGGGTGGCCGATTTGGGCGTCGTTCATCGATCCGAACACGGGGCAACCGCCGAATGGGCTGATTCCGGGCATTGGGCTGGTGACTCCGGAGTGGTTTGCGTGGCGTGACTTTGGCGAGATGTTCCCGGAGTATTGAGGTGAGGCCTTTTACGTCCATAGCAAAGGTCGGGTATCGGGGCTGGCGGTTCCGCTGGGAGGGGACGGCGCCGTTTTCGCTGTGGTTGTGGGGAAGGCTGTACCGTGGCGAATCGACGGTGACCGAGGTTGTAATCGATGACGAGCGGTGCGGTCCGTACGAGCCTCCGCCGCTCGAGGTGTTGGACGCCACGGACACCGACAAGGCGCAGAGCGCGCAATTCCCTCCGTTTCTCAGGCTGCAGTGGAGGGGTCATGCGGCGTATTCAAACTATGCGATAGAGCAATGGGCGGGTGCTGCTTGGGAGCGGCGCGCGACGGTTCCGGAGGCGGGATCGGGTTATTTGTCGTGGTGCACGCCAAGGCTCGAAGACGGGGCACAGCACCGTTGGCGGGTGACGCCGTACGACGCGCGGGGCCATGCGGGCGACCCTACGGAGGTCGCTGTCGAGCTTATCTGCAGTCCGGAGCCGGCGCCGATCGCGATGAGCTACAGCGCGGCGACGCGGCTTGTGACGGTTTCGGAGGTGGCGTGAGGTGGCGGCGTATACCGGAGCTGACGCTTTGCACCTGTACCCGACCGGCGTGGAGTCGGCCGCGGCGGTGTATACGCCGGATGCGAGCCTTGGAGGGGTGAGGCTGGCGGGGGAAGTGTCGCCGGTGGACGTGTCGATCGACTACCCGATGCGCCAGTTGATTGTGCAGCATGCGGGGGGCGGAAACGGGCTTGGCCGCGGGGCAATTCGGGCTACGTCCGGGACGGAGCTCGCGTATACGTCTCCTGGCGGCACGGAAGGCGCCGTGGTGGCCGTTGCGAACGGCGAAACGGCTGTATTGGTTGACGGCGCGGACGCAAGCGCCTATGTGAGGGTGCGCAGGGACGGAGCGGACCCGTTTGGAACGAGGACGCTGGGGCCGGTTGGCATGGGGCTGTCGTTTATGCCCGTGCACGGCGGAGTGATTGGTGGCAGGAACGTGAGCTCGGCCGAGCGCGCGGCGGGACTGCACGTGTATCGAGGGTTGATCGCACGAAACGACGGCGCCGAAGACGTGAGCAACGTATGCCTGTGGATTCCGTCGCTGGGCACGTCGCAGATCGGCGATGCGGGCCAACTTGGGGCGGCGGGGGCGGGAAGCCTGGCCACGTCGGGCAGTTTCGTGACGTGGCCCAGTTTCGGCTGGTGCGGGGTGTACAGCGGTCTTGGGGTGCTTCGGGAGGTTGTGTATTACAGCTCGAGGACGGCGCAGGCGCTTACGGTGCCGGCGGCGGGGCGTGGGCTTTTGGGGACTGCGGCCGGAGCTGGGGCGGAAACGGACGTGCTGTATCCCTTGCCCGGGATGCGGCTGGGGTACGAGGCCCTGGGTGCGGACGGCAGCATTCAGGCGCTGGCCAACGAAACGACGGCGCCGGCGGGTGTGACTCTTGGGATTGGGGTAAATAGCCTGGCTCCGGTCGTTACGGTGGCGCTGTTGCGGCCGGGGGAAGGTTTTGGGATTTGGATTCATCGGCACACGCCGAATTGCGCGATGGCGAGTCCTGCGTATCTGCAGGACGTGATGCTTGGGCATACGGTGGG